ATGTTCTCAGCCTTGTGCCAGTCCCGGTTTCGTAGCTCTCGGACGTACCAATCCAGACCAACACCGTGGTTCTCTATGTAATCCAGAAGCCTTACTTCCTGCCCGTGAACCTGTGCCACCCAGATAGACGTAGAGTCACCGATACCCAAGTCCCACGCACAGATGGTCTTGCAAAGGTCGTCCCGCTTGATCTCGCAGAATCTCCCCTCCCCTTCCATCTGGTTGAGTTGGTGTCCGTAGTACGCACCCTCAATGGCAGCATGAAATGAGCACTCGAACTCTTGGTCGTACTTGTCTTGACCCATTTCCCGCAAAGCGTCGTCTAGTTCAGCCTGGGCAATGATCTTGGTTTGGCTAGCCTTAAACTCTAGGAGTTTCCACCCAGGCTCACCGATAGCGCGGTTGCGTAGGTCGAAAAAATGGTTCTGGCCCTTTGGGGTCCCGATGAACAGTGCCCAGCCTTTCCGGTCGGCTAGGGCTGGTCGGATTACTTCGTTCCAGATTTTCGGGTTTTGATCCCCCACCTCATCGAGAACCACTCCATCGAAGTAACTTCCGCGAAGTGAATCTGGGTTGTCCGATCCGTATAGCCCGATCCTACGGTCCCAGAAGTCGACTCGCAACTCTGAGATGTTGGCTGTTCCACCGAGCGGGTTAGCAAAGTGGGTGAGGTAATCCCAGGCAACTCGCTTGGCTTGGCTGTAGGTTGGGGCAATGTAGGCATATCTCGGTCGTTCTAACTGGCACATCACCGCTGACTTGATTAGCTGGTTGATGGCACTGACAGTCTTGCCTAGACGCCGATGAGCCACAACAACCGCAAAGCGATGCGTATTGAGAGCGTCGTGTATCTCAATCTGCGGCTCCCGCGGAGCGTAAGGGATTACGATTTCTCTGACGCCCATGTCACTGCCATTTTAAGCGGTTCGCCTTCAGCGTTCGCGTGTTCAACCACATTATGCTCGCGCCACCCTGCTCGAGTCTTGAGCCAGAAGATCATTGCAGCGGTATTTCCTGCCTTTGCTTGTTGGAAAAGCGTCTGCGCGACAGCAGCATTGGCCTCCATCCTGCCTTCAGTAAGCTCCTGCTTGTAATGCTTTGTCAGCGTGTCATGGTCAATCTGTAGCTTGTCGGCAATGTCAACGTAGCGCACCCCGACAGCGGATAGCGTCTTTACTAGCCGACGATCCTCATCTGACGGTTTATGCCGCTTGCCTTGCATTTTTTATGTCCGAAAGTTTTGCATATTCAAACGTAGCGGTAAGCCTAGCATCTGAAGTTGACCCAGCCAACACCCCTGATGTTTTGCCAACTCGCCCCGGCTTTCTCGTCATCACCCAATCCTTGCGTTTTTGCAACCCATGAACAAACGAAGGGGCGCTCGTAACTAAAGACACTCTGTGTTTTTGAGCATTGTACAAAGCGGCTATTTCTGACATAAACCGCACACCAAGACCTATGCCCTGATAATCCGGCCTAACAACAATTCTGTGAATACGTTTCATATTTTTCACAACCGGGTGCGGGAAGTGCAACACACTGCACCAAGCGGCTGGAACTCCGTCAATTTCTGCAATGTATTTGTGTGCAGCATTGTTGTGCTCAGAACTTAAATAATGAAAGTTTTCAAATAACCTCCATTCATTCTGCGTTGCCTTTCTGATTCCAATGTTGATCGCTGGTCGTTGAAGCGACCTCCGAAAAAATCGATTTTCATTAGCATCGAACACCCAGTCAGGTTGCAACCATTCTTCTATGTCGTAATGACAACTTAAAGCAATAAACTGCTTGTTGGTTTTTCTAATAAATTTTTGAATTGCCGAACTTCCGATCTTTGCAACTTGCCTATCAACAACAGAAGTAAATTCATCATACACAATTGGCTTTTTTGCTTCCAACATAACCCGCGCCAATTCTGCCCTCATCTTTTGACCATTCGACAACACCGCAAATGGTTTTAACCAATCAGGAGGTGACGAAAAACCTACACTACTCAAAGACTCTGTGATTTCTTTTGCGCCAAATTCTTGTGAAAAATCATCAACCAAAGATGAACTGCGCCAATCAAACCCATTAAACACATCAAAGTCAGCAAACAATTTTTTTGCAATTGTTGTTTTTCCTGAACCGGACGCACCAACAATTAAACCAATATTCCATTCAATATTTTCAATCGGGATATTAACGTCAAATTCTTTTTTTACAACGTCAACATCTACATCAAACATTGACTTGATTTTGTTAACGCGGAACGAACTTCCAACAGACGTTTCAATTACAAACTTTGCACTCGGCATTTGTAACCTTTTTCATCTAGTTCATTGAAAACGCGCTCTTGTTCTTGTTCGTTTTTGCACTCAACAATTATGTTGAACACTTCAGAATATTTTTGTTCCTCTGGTTCATGCAACGAAATTCCTGCATCCATCAATCTTGTTATTTCTTCAACATCGAACCCAAGCAAGTCCATTGAAAATTGGTTGTCTAACAATTCTTTTATTTCTATCCTTAACAACTCGTCATCCCAACCAGCGTTCAGCGCCAACTTGTTGTCTGCCAGGATGTAAGCCTTGCGCTGCATCTCCGTCAGGTGCGACAACCTTACCGCGGGAACCGTATCCTTGCCTAGCTTACGAGCGGCCATCACCCTGCCGTGGCCAGCAATGATGCTGTTGTCGTCGGCTATCAGAACAGGATTGTTAAACCCGAACTCTTTGATCGACGCTGCAATCTGTGCAACCTGCGCGTCAGAATGAGTCCTGGCGTTGTTAACGTAAGGGATCAGCTTCTCAATGCTGATTTGTTCTACTTGCATACGCACTCCTATTGGGTCATGCGCTTTACATTTTACTACGTTCTGATATTAGCCTGTCAATCTGTGGGTCGCCTGCCTGATCCTCTGTCGGAGCGAATAAGGCGCGTTTCCGTCCATCCGTAATACCAGGGTCGCATAAGTAATACATTGCCAGACTGTTTCTGGTGACATCTTCTGGGCAGGTTATCGGCTCCGGCAGACCATGCCATGACCCGCGAGTGTCGAATATTACTGCGCGGTTAAAGTAAGGTTCGATTGACTTTACTAGCTTCCGGTTCTTGTCGTACAGCCCTAGATGCCCACCCCAGCCTTCGTCCCAGTTGGGAGTCATGTAAACGATGATGTTGAGCCTGCGCTGAAGATTTAGCTTTGGATGCAGGTTGTAGTCCAGATGGACGTTTAGCTTGCCGCCTCTGCCGTGCTGATGCAGTCCTCCACCGTGTAACCCGTAGTCTGGATAGAGTACGTCTCCGGCCTTGTGGCTGAGAAACATGGTGAACCCAGTCTCACACATACTCTGGAAGGCTCGGTAGGTAGCTGGGCCGAACCGTTGCCAGTTGTTGCAGGTCTGCTTGATCTCCAGCGGATTATCGTAGCGGAACCAGCAGTCATCGTCTGGATGCGGGAACTCTCGCGCTATTTCATCCGCCTCCTCGAAGAAATCCTCGACGATAGCGTGCCAGAACGGGGTTTCGCTTATCGTTATCCTCACCACTTGACCTTATTGGCCCAATAAGCGGCTGACATCTTGCCCTTCTGGATGTTCTCAGCGTGTCGGGCCTTGAATGACTCTCTGCGCCTTTTGTCAGCGGCAGATTCACCCTCTCGCTTGGGGCTTCCAGACACTCCCTGCTGACCAAAACGGATCAGCTTTACCTCATCGCCAGACTTTGCCAGCACCGCGTGAGACTTGGTAGGGTGTCCAGGCGTTCGCTTGGGCTTGTTGTAGCCTGAGAACGATTCGCTGCCACGCTTAATCATCGTCCATCATCCCAGCAATCTTGATGACAATGCCGCCCTTGTGCTTGGCTTGCCCACCTAGCCATTTGCTGCAAACCATGTCCTCGGAGCAGACGAAATCCAACTGGGCACAGTAGCCCATGTCCTCTGCTTCTTCTTCCATGTCCTTGGCAATGCCGTTTTCCAGACAACCCTGCATCTCGTCTGACTGGATGAACGCAGCACAGTTCTCACACGTGTACTCTGCGCCTTCCTCTGCCTCACCGTAATCAGCCTTATCGACCGCCTTCTCTCGGTTGGCGTCGTTCAGCTTGGCATCGCTAGTAACGAGTGGACACTTCATTTCTTCCTCGCTGCTCTCATGTTGTCCACGAGATTAGGGTAGGGTCGGCCAGCAGCAGCCGCCATTGCCTTCGCTGACTTCTTTTCTTTCTTCGACAGCGGATCAGGCTTGCCCAGCTTTTTCGGACGGGGCTTGTCCCAGATAGCTTTCATTTCTTGGCTGGCATCTTCTTATAGGCTTTCTTAGGAGTCTTGGCAATCATCTCCTTTGCCACAGACATCGGAACGCCAGTCTGCTTCGCCACCTTCTTACTGCCAGCGGCTGCGTACATCAGACGTTGCTGCGCTTTGCTAGTGATCGGCATATCAGTCCTCGACAATAGAAGTTAGATGCCCAATCCGGCCCCTAACACCTATTTTACCGACTTCGTTAAGAATGTCACGGGGCAAGAACTTATAGAAGCCATGCTCCATGTCGAACACCTTTCCACCGTCCCACTGCTCGTGAAAGAACGCCTCTATATGCTCCAACGTCTCCAACATCTGCGGGATTACGTTGTAGTCGAACGAGTAGAGCCGAGTCATCAGCATTCCGTCCGTCCCAACGTAGTCCAATGGGTAGCCTGTACGCCTAGCCTGGGCAAACGTCGCTTTGTTCGCAACGTGAGCCTCTATGTTGAAGTGCTCGGTTAGCGTGTACCGACCGGAAATCTTGAAAACGTGACTGTATCGGTTTGGGATGTCGTGCAGGATGCTTATCGTTGTGTGCAACTCGATAGCGTTCTTAATATACGCAACGTCTCGGTTTGTTTTGCGAACGTTTTGAATGAACTGCGATCCGTAGTGTTTTACCGTCGCCCGAGGGAATATCACATTCTGATGCTCGAAACTGGATTCCAACACCCAGATTGACGCAATCGGACACGCTCGGTGAATGCTCTCAATCGTTTGTTGTGTCTCGTACAACCGTTGAGCATCGCCGTTGATCGCAGAAGTTACGATAAACAAAATCACCATTTACCTCGCGTTGATTTCCACTCCTGCCGAGCAAACACCATCTCCCCGGAATACGGGAGGCCAGCAAAGTGATCCGGCAGAAAGAAGTGACTGGGCCAGATTGTAAGGTCGCGGTACTGGTTGTTCACCCAGGTACTCGTTAACCGTGTCGGACCACAGAACTGCCATGCCATCAGTTCTCCAGGTTCGTCGTGCATCAGGTCATCCACTATCTGACCGATGAACGGATGCCCAGGAATTGCACCTACTGCGCCGTTGGACAGCAACCCAGGTCTAAGAAGCTCCGACTCCCACGAACACCACACATCCGGCTCTAACATCCACTCAGGAATGGCCCTAGAAGGCTCAGAATCAGCGTCTAGCGCGATTCCGCCGTGTTCGTAGAGTATCTCCCAGCGCATACAGTCTGCAACGCCACAAAGCTCTGTTTTCCAGAAGTGCTTCATGTGCTTGGCAAGCCTCCAACCTTTCGATAGGTCGGAGTTGCCCCACAGGTTTACTTCAAAGTCAGGGTTGAGGTTCTTCCACTTTTGGATGGTTTGCAGTGGCGCTTTGGTTTCGTCACCGACCCAGATGAAGTGCAGTATTTTCGGAATCATCTAGTTTGATCTTGTATGCGGTTAGGCGAGCGGTTGCAGCGATTTGGACGCACAGTTCAAGCGCTTCTGTCGTTCGCTTCTTCAGCATCGCATCGTGCATCTGCTTCATCATCCTCTGCATCTCTAGATACCCTTCCACCCAGTCGATCATATTGTCTTTTCCAGAGTTTGTGGTTGATTCGGAATGTTCTACGGTCGATTGCTTTGAACGGGACATTGGAATTACTGGTGTCATTCATCACCTCAATCAGTTTTCTACGGTAGTGACCAGGGTCAATGTTCAGCAGGTCAAAGTATCCGTCTGATGTGTCTGTTAACAAGAAGTCGAACGCTGATGCAGATTCCGGCTGTAGCTGTAAGTCTTTCTTACCAATTGGAGTGTGCATTGTGTCACGCACAGCCAGACTTACAACAGCGGATAGTAGTCGTATTTCAGGCTCTGCTGATCGCATCTTTCGCCCGTGTGATTGCGCGGTTGATCCAGGTCGGAGGCATGGCAAGCTCGGCAGATACGAAATAGATGCTCTGCTTCGGCCATTGAACGTAAACAGCTTTGACAGCCTGTCGGACTTCCTCCGGTAGCGTTCTAATCGTCTGGTCGATCAGTTTCGCATCCATCCTGTCCACTGGCTCCAGCTTGTTGATCCAGCCAGCCCAGTTCACAAGCCGATCCTCTGTAGTGCCTAAACCATGCTTTTCCGCAGTCATGACAAAAATGAACCTCCGCAACGTGGTTGTCTTTGATTGTTTCGGTGTAGCCTTCCAGCCCACCGCATTTAGAACAGGTGTCTTTACGCATTCTTCTCCTTTAGCTTTGCTTCGATAGATTGTGTGTAATGAACCACCTCATCTGGCGACAAAAACATGGTGCGCCCGTCGCTACGGTTGCCTCCAAGTATGCTGTGTCCTGTCACCCTCTCCCAATCGTCCTCGATCTCCTGATCCGTCAGCCCGACCCATTGGCGCGGTGCTGCGGGTGGGGTGGTGTAGAGCATCGTGCCAACAGGCAGTGCATCAATATCCTCTTGCTGATAGTCGATGCTGTGTTTTTCGTCGGACGAAATTCCTTCGCAAACCCACGCCACCGGCTTCTCACCCTGCTCGATGGCAGCGCGGAGATTGTCCATCGCTGCATCAATCTCACCCGGCAGAGCGATAGCGTTCTCTCCGATGCTAAGTTGGTTGATTTGCTCCAGCACTTCCAGCGCCTGTCGCATTACCTCGATGCTCATCTCCGCCTCCACAAAAACCGCAACGTCAGACCATTAACAAAGTTCCGCTTGAACCGCGTCTCCGGTGCCCAGATCACATAGCCGATGATGATTCCGACTGCGTAGCCGATGAAGAAGGCTTCGGTCATACCTCCCCCTTCAGCACTTTGGCTGCGTGCAAGTAGTAGTTGTACTGCCCTCCAGATCGCTCGTGCAGGCGCTCTAGGATCAGCACACATCGATTGAGTTCGGCTGCGGCGACAAGGGCGGCGAAGCGTTCAATTTCGGTAATTCCCCAGCGGTGAGGCTCTGTCCATCCATCTCCACTTCGCAACAGTCCAGCCTCCCGCGCCATGCGGATAATGTCGTCTCGGTTCATCTTATTTAGCTCCCAGGTTAATTCGTAAAATCTCGATCCGTTTTGCATGGCTAGGTGATCCACGCCACTTATCCCTAATAATCCACTTCCGACACTTACACTCGTCTTGTGCAAACACGATACTCAGGTCTTGCACATACTTGTTGACGTGCCGCAGGAATACTTTCCTCCTACAGTCAGACAAACCTGCTTGGTGACTGAGGTTGATCGCAATGACTCGCAAGTCATCCTCTAGCTCATCAACAATCTCAGACGGACTCAACTCAACTCTCCCGCCAGGAATCTCAACTCAACGATCCGAGCACATTCGCGTAGTTTCGATACGTTGGTTCGCTTCATTACCTCGATTGCAACAGCGATAAACGTCTCCAACTCTGCACGCTCGTCGTCTCCCCAACCGATTAGCTCGGCAACACATTGTTGCAATCGCTCGTCTTTCAGCTTTGCAACACGCTCGACAACGTATTCCAGGTCATCCCTGTTGAGTGCTGCTCTGTTCTGAATGATTTCCTTCATCCTGTTTGCCTGTTCTGCGACGAAACCTGCATCCGGTTTCATCGCTCCAGCTTCCCGTTTTCGTTGCCACCATCGACCTCTAGCAAGTCAACAGGAACCTCGTATGTGCTCCAGCGGTGCCCACAATCGGAACAATCCCGCAGCCGCCATTTGTATCCGAACCTAGTGTCTTTCCGACTTTCTTTGACCTTCGAGTTCCATCCCCCACAACTCGTGCAAGCAGACATCACAACCTCACTTTTTTGCTCTCTAGCATCTCTTTCATCTGTTTAAGAATCGCTTTGCCTTCCTCGGTGACGTGCTTCGGCGCTGGCAACGACACGGTTTGACGCTGCTCGACACGATCAAAGTCGCGGCACATCCCCATAAACTCCGACAAACTGGGAGGCCAATCGCGCCCAAGGCTCGGCAGGTTGTCGATAACCTTGCGGATAACTTCAGGCTTTGTCTTGCGGAGAAACGTCTCCCACGCTTCGTTCGCAGCCATGATGCCGTTGTCGTCCTCCATGTACATCGCTTTCACCTTCTGGTTTCCGTACATCACCGAAAAGTGAAGCATCATGCGTTCAGCGTATGGAAAGCGGGATGGCATTGGCATACTCCATGTCGATAAAGTCATCTTGACCGCTCCCAGTCCCGTAAATCAGTTCAGACTTTCGGTCATTTTTAGCTTGCTGTGTATTGGTGGAAACCCTAGTGTTGCGAACCCAGTTGCGCCACGTCGCCAGCCAATCGGCCTTCAACCCCTTGCTTCCAGGCTGCGCGATCCAATAGTCGCGGAACGCATCGAACGTCTCACGCGGGTTTAGCTCTGGACGCTTCTTGCGACACCATTGCTCCCACTCGTCCGGCATCTCCTGAAGATCAAAGCGCGTTGAGCGCGGTTGCTTTTCTTTTATATGGTTACTGGTTACTGGTTCTTGGTTATTGGTTAGTTGAACATCTGTTGGCTGTGTGTTCGACACTTGTTCAACAGGTGTTGAACTTGTGTTGGTCCTGTGTTCAGCAGATGCTTTGCCAGCCTTGCTTCTTTTGTTGATTAGCTCCTTGTACTCCTTGATTTCAGCGTCGCAGCGGGTGTGGTGCCAGCGCCCATCTTCGAGCCTGAAGAACGATACAAGGATAAGGTGAACGGTTTTTTCGTCAGTCCCAAGCTGGAAAGCGAGGGCTTCTATGTCGTCTGGAAGTGGGCGCTCACGGTCGTAGTACATCCAGATCAGGCGCAGGTACGCCATCGACTGAGCATCTGTCAGCCTAGCGGTCGCCTTGACGAAATCACCGATGTGGTGATGGTAGTAATGCACGAACAATCTCCATCGGTGCTGGCCTATCCGGTGAGAATTCCGGCAGGTCGCACCCAGGACGGGTTAGAAACGGTCAGATAGACCAGCCCGATAAAGACTGTTCCGCTGACCTGCTATGCGCTTCTCACGGCGCAGAACGATCATACGAAAACAAAGTTTGCCTGTAAAGCCTTACACCAACCTTACAGGCAACCCTGCTAGAAACAATTGGTATTGCAATTCCCCCCGAAACAACAGGTAGTGCAAGTCACCATCCTGCCGTTGATTGTGTATGTGTGCGTGCTGCAAGCAGCGTAAGCAACACTCGCAACAAGTGAGAACAACAGACCTACTGCTACTTTCTTCATGTTTACCTCGCTTTGATAAGACCACTCTGAACCAACTGCACTAAAGTTTTTCTGAACGCATCCTCCCACGCTTCTCTACGCTCCTCTCCTGACATCTTCGCCCCCTGGTCGATGGCAAAATGGCAGTGCTGACAGAGTGCTGCAACGAAGCAATCGTGCGCTTTCATCCCCATCCCCTTTCCGTATGCACCCCAGTTCGCATGTGCGGCTTGTGTCTGACCGTCTAGACCGCATCGCTGACAAGATAGAGAGGCGACCGCCTTCAACCACGCTTTGCTGCGAAACATCGCTTCATCTCCTCCTCTAACTCCCGTCTAGCTGGCATCCCTCTGGCCTTCTCTACCTGCTCCAGATGCTCCCTGCGTTTCCTAAGAGGCCAGCGTAAAACCGTCTGAGCCTCGCAATAGAGCGCGTACTCTCTCGACTGTAGACCTACGGTGCCAGTAGGGAGGCTGATGAGTCGTGCGTTGTCGTGTCGGCGTCCACACGCAAAACAGACATCTCGTCCGTCATCGTCAACCCGTGATTCGTCGCCCATGCAAACACCTTCTCAACGTAGTCTGAAAACTGACCCTTTGTAAGCCCTGTAGTCGTCGGCTCCTGCTCGACAATCTGACCGTTCGGAAGCTCTACAACCCTCCCAGGTAGATAGCGAGCCTTGAAGTAGCTGTGCCAAATATCGGGCGAGTGCTCCTTACCCTGCGGCCTGATCTGCTCGCTGATCGCTGTTAGCGTGGCCCAATAGAACGAGTTCTGAGCGCTTGTTCGGTTGGGTGGCTGGATAGATACCACCCACCCAGCTTTAGCGCGTTGCACGGCTTCCAGTGCGCGTTTTCTGGCAGTTTCGTTGGCTAGCGTGTAGATCACAGTTCAACCTCTTTCAGTTGCCACCTGTTGCCTTCCTTGAACCACCCATGTAGCACCACCCGCCACCCTGAACGAATCATCTCAGGGTAAGCCTCTGCTTCTTCGATCTTGTGCTTGCGAGCAGAAAGGTTTGACTTGCTTGTAACTTGGATCGCTATTGTCTCGCCATGACCTATTGCCAGCAGATCAATACAGCCCCAGAGGTCGTGCTTGCGCTTGGTGAACGAGTTGTAATGCTCGACTAGAGCAACCTGATAGCCTTGCGAGACGTATATAGCCTTTGACCTAGCGGTTAGTGTCATAGTCGGGCCTTAGCATTGCCAACGTCACTCGACCCCCTGTCAGTCGCTCGATTTCAACAGCACGATTGAGAGGGATCCGACCGGCTCGCCTCCAGTTATGGATAGCCTGCCGCTTGAGTCCCAACAAGCTGCACAGCTTGCCCTTGCCGCCGATGATTGCTGCTGCTAGCGCGATTGCCTGTTCCTGCGTCATGTCACCCCCGTAAAGTTGCTATGCTATGACATTGTAGCGACATACGCAATACATAGGTGTTAGGCATTGCCTATAGGTATCGCAAGAACGATAAAAATATTTTTCAACACAATGCCAAAGAGATGACATATAGTGTCAACCACTGCAACACAACAACCGAGGCAAAAGTGGAACCCTGGGAAGCAGAAGCACAGAAAAACGAAGCGCGGATCGTAGACCTTATGCGCGTGCTCTACCAACTCTGCAACGTCGAAACCGGAGACTGGCAAGCAGACAAAGCAGTGTGGTCAGCGGTCAAGCGAGAGTTGAAAGCAGTCAATCGCAACTATGCCGACATCGTGATTGCCAAAGCCCATCTGGAGACGAAATGAGAACCTACGACACCATGTTCGAGGAACCGGAACAAGCGGCCTGGGAGCAGCACTATCGCTGGGAGTGGGAGCAGGAACAACAAGCCAAAGAGGTAGACGATTGGCTTGCCAGCGAATCACCGGAAGAAATCTGGCGGGTCTGGGATGAAGTTGCAGCTTGCAGTGATGAGTGGTGCGACCTTGCCAAGCAAGTCACCGTTGCTGTGCTGGCAGGCAAAGACGCAAAACAGGTCGCTCATAACGTAATGCGTTATGTGTTCCTGAAAGAGTTCAACATCTGGAGGAAAGCATGAGAACGGTTTTGGCTTACGCAGTTTTCGGAACGCTCGGCGTCATGCTTGGCACAACAGCAGTCGATTTGCTTGTAGGATCGGAGTCCACTATCGGAGCACTGCTGTGGCGCATCTTCTAGACCCTGAGTTCAAGTGGATATCCGCAGCAGCCACAAACGTAGAAGCAACCTGGAGAAAATTCGGCTACACACCGCCTAGCGAGCAACAGTCGTATCAACTGAAATGGAAACGATTCAAGGATAACAACCATGAAACAGATCGCAGCAGCATTAGTGAAGTCGCAGAAACAGTTCGGCCCAGCGCTAAAGTCAAGCAGTAATCCGCACTTCAAGTCGCGCTATGCCGATCTCGCGGCCTGTGTCGAGGCAGTCGTAGACGCTCTCAACGCCAACGGTATCGCTCTCATCCAGCAGACGCACGAATGCGCAGATGGCGTCATCGTTGAGACAGTGTTCGTTCACGAGTCAGGCGAGACGTTCTCAGGTGGCAAGCTCCACGTTCCTGCCAGCAAACACGATCCACAGGGATACGGCTCTGCTCTGACATACGCTCGCAGGTATAGCTTGATGGCAGCAACCGGGATAGCACCAGAAGACGATGACGGTAACGCTGCAAGCAAGAAACGCGATGCGCATCCGACCATCGAGAACCTGCTCAAAGCCGCGTCGCTGGATGACCTCAAGAACAAATACGCGCTGGCTTACAAAGCGTATCAGTCAGACAAAGAGTCCCTTGCACTGATCGAACAAGCTAAGAACACCCGCAAACAACAACTGCTGGAGATCGACAATGCTAACTGACGCACAGAAACAAAAACTGAAAAACGCCTCCCGTATCAAGCGAGGCTACAAGCAAGGTGATGTTGACTTCAACGGAGACAACTTCTCGCTCGACCTCGCCATCGCTGAATGCAAGATGGAGAACCCTGGAGCCTTCTGGACTTCAGAGACGCTCATCCTTCGCCGGTTCTATCACAAGCCTCTGTTTCCCATCCCCTGCCAAGACTGGAAGGTGTCGAAATGACATACGGGTTAGCACGAAACGATGACCCAGATACCTCGCACGAGGCTGCGGCCAGCATCAACACAACACGCATCGAGCGCATCGTGTTGGAGGCCTTCTGGAAGTCACCTGGGGGATTGATAGCGGAGGAGGTGGCACTGCTTACCAGACTGCCGCTAAACACCGTTACGCCACGCATAGCGCCTCTCGTGCGAAAGGGATACATCATCCCCATCGGGAAACGTAAATCGTCCTCTGGACGCAACCAACGGGTGCACAAATGGATCAGCGAAGCGTAGAGTGGCATCAAGCTAGGCTGGGCCATGCAACAGGCTCCAGAGCCTCCGACATTCTTGCAGGCAAAGACACACAGGCTCGAAAGGGATACATCACCCAGCTTGTGACAGAGAGGCTTACAGGACAGTCGCAGGACTTCTACACTAATGCTGATATGCAGCGTGGCATCGATGTGGAGCCTGTCGCACGAGCAGCGTA